CATATCTATATGTTCTCTAGCAAGTTTACACCCGTCCATTAGTATGCGTGCGGGACTTGCCGCCATATCCTGTGGTGTGCCTTTCGTTGTTGAACCATGTTCGTTATCAACATGAAACCAATCTGACCCTGTAGCAAGTATAATCTTCTCCGGTCTATCGGGAAGTCTATGGATAAGGTCTTGTGTTCCTAAGAGAAGCCTGTTCCTTGCAATCTCCAAGTCATATTCCTCACCTACTTCGTCTACCCACCCGTGCTTACCATAATGTAAATCGGTGGGAGAAACAACAACCGCATAATCTCTTTTTGGTTTTGTCATCTTTATCGGCTTAACCTTCTTAGCCTTATCTGTGATTAACTCTTTAAACTCCTTGAGAAGAGTTTCTTGTAGTAGTTTATACTTTTCTGCATCCTTCTCGATGCTTCTCCAATACGACTTAGAAGCCTTCTCCAAGACCCTGTGCCTCTTAGACGCTACGGTTTCGGCAACCATTTCCTCTATAGTCTTCTGAGCCACTTCTTCATCTGTGTAAATATCCATCGAATGAGTCCACCCATTCAATCTCATATAGTGTGCTATGAAAGATGTAGGCATACCAAAAGACCTACTCATTTGGTCGAGGCTTAGGTTCTTCCCATCTTCTGAATAGGACTTCCTCATGTTTCTGTGCGTGTCACCATTAATGACAACAAGCATCTTGGTATCGGGGGCTACACTAATGTAGGTGTCCGTATGTTCATCGAAGTATACAGTTTGGTATGCGCTTGTGTCTTCCTGTAGAGGCATATTCCTCCACATGGAAACCAAGTCTAACCCTTCCTCGCCTGCGTAGCGGTAAATCTTAGTCCTCCAACCATCAACCGTTCTTCGTGGTTCTACCTTGTGTAAGAACCGAGCAAACTCACTTATATTCGTGAAAGAACGCTCTTCACTAAATTTCTTTATTAATTCATTCCCACCCGTGTAATGCTTGGTGGAGGTAGACTTGTCACCCTGTCCCATGTTCAATTGTGTGCGGTATTGCCTTTTAATCATTACCATTGTCCAATTCTTTTTGTTAATTTGGTATTCTGTGAAGAAAATACAGGCTTGCAGTATAGCACTTTTTTTATTTATTTAATTTCGTCAAAGGTATTGTTAGGGTTCTTCTCTTTATTCTTCTTAAACCTCTATGAAAGAATTGAGAAAAAAGACAAAAGTAGCGTAGTATAACGTTTTATTTCTTCTAAAAAGTGGAAAAAAAGGAAAAAGAATGAAAGCCAATGATTAAAGCACACTTTAGACCTTGATAAATCATGGCGGAACGGAGTCTGTGGGATAGAATGCTCAGAAAGGGAGTAGAAGAGACAATAGAGGCCAAACACGTTGCTACAAACAAGACTTTCAAGGTAGCGGCAGGTATTCCCGATATAGTGAGAGATACCGAGAAACTAAACAAGGATAGTAATTACGATAACGAGTTTGATATGTATGACCTTATGCTCAAACTAGACCCCGAATTGAACGGGGCGGTGCGTGCAGTCAGTCTAACTGCTAACAATTACGAGATACAGTATGAGAAGGCCAAGAACGCAAAGATTCGCAATGCCGTAAGGGAATTAGTAGAAGACACAATTGACTTTGACGATATTGTAATCACGGCCATGAGAAATCTAATGGTATACGGTAATGACATTAACAAGGTAGTAGGAAAGGCGGGTGTGGGTATTACTGCACTACAAAGCCTACCCGTAGCCCAAGTAAACATTGTAGATGAGCGCGGGGGGCCGGGTACGTATTTCGTGGCATCTAAGGAGAATCCTATTATTAAGCCTGTATCATACATACTACGCGAGGCTTCAAATTTTGAGAAGGTTATTAGCGCAGATGAGGTATTACACTTCAAGGTTGATTACAGAAGTAATTGGTTCGTAGACAACAAGGGACGAAGCACTTACGGTATATGGGGTGCTTCCCGATTCTCGGCATTGAAGCAGGCTATACGCATGAAGTATAATTCCCTTAACAACAGGGTTTCTCTTGAAGACAGCATGACTAAGCAATATATTACGATAGACCAATCAGCCATAGAGCATATCCAAGACCCCGCCGAGCAGTATGATAGACTTAATACTATAATGAATGATGTTATCTCTTTGTTTGAGGGACTAAGGGGCGACCAAACCCCCGTGTTGCCACATTACGTTCAGATACACCACGTTGATTTAGAGAACACTATCCCAAACAGTAATGATTTCCTAGAGGCTATCAACGCTGATATTGCCGCCGTGCTACAAGTGCCTAGAGTAGCCGCAGGCCAAGAGAGGGGTAGCACTTTCGCCGCCACTTACAATGCTAACTTGTGGGCGGTCCAAGCAATTGCTCGTATGCACAAGATTATGGAGTATGCCTGTGCTGATATGTTTTCTAAGCATTTAGAATTGCTAGGTATAGCACATAAGAAGCAAGACCTACCCAAAATCAAATTTGATGCTATGGATAGTGAAACCCCACTAAACATAATGCAACGCGCTACTATGGGGTGGGATAGTGGTATTCTAACCCTAAATCAAGCATTGGATTTGTTAAATATGCCTACCGCTAAAGACAAGACCATAGGGGAAGAGAGAAAAGACTTGAATCCCATAGCACCCATGATGGATTCAGAAATGGGAGACTTACCGGCTGAAAACAGCCAAGAAGGGAAGCCGTCAGAAGATTGATACAACACTCTCTTTTAATACTGACATGGGCGAAGACGAGGAAGAAAACATCATAACGGAGTTAAACGCTCGTTTCTCCGAATTACGGGCTTTGATGATTACAATAGGGTCAGTAATCGCTATGCTACTAGCGGGTCTAAACGAAGTAGGGTTCATCAATTTTGCAGTAGATTCTGTTGTTGATTGGGTTGAGGACGACCCCAAGAGAAACCCATACGCCCCCGCGTGCGAGGAAGAGTGGGTCTTAACCACAGACTACTATATTGTTGAGGATGATGTTCATTTCCACGTTCACCTATTGGATTTGATGTGGTGTAATAACATACATACGGTAAAGTATAATATTAGTTTAGACTATAAAGAAGAGTTAGGGATAAGTCCCGAATTTCGGAATGAGCATAATTTTATAGTCACTATAAATAATCTGACAGAAGGAACGCATAGGGGTTATATCCAAGTATCTAACGGAACAATGGAGTTATTCAGACTGATTCATATTGACTTTGAGTATGATGAGGTTGAGATGGAGGATGCGATATATGGATGCACTAACTCTACGGCCACAAACTACAATGAAACTGCAACCCACGATGACGGTACTTGTGAATACCCACAGGAAGAGGAAGAAATAACAGATGATTGCTATGTCTACTTCTATGATGTGCTATCCTATTGGAATGAAACCAATGAATCTCTATACAATGAATTTGACATTGATTTCTCATGTCAAGCAAATGTCACAGTCTTCCTTACTATAGATGCTTATGATGCTTTGAATGAGAGTATATTATTCCATGTAGAGGATAATTTCACTACATACCACCAAGAATGGGACTATCAGTATCTTGATTTCTATAACAAACCTTACGAAACACCACTAAACATACACTATCAAGTATATTACAATGAGATATTATCAGATGAGGTTTGGTATAAGGTAGAAGCGTAATTTTAGACGATAGAATAGGTTAATAAAACAGTCGTGTGCTTACAATAGACATGGCTGACGAGTGTGACACTTGCGAATCCCCCGAAGAGTGTTTAGAAAAGGACGGTGTTCTTGCGGCAGAAGCCTCATGTGAATGCGAACATGGAATACCGTGTAAAGATTGTGGTTCAGAATGTAAATGTGAACCTATCGCCGCTACAGAAGATTGCTGTCCGGTGGGTGAAGAGATGGTTGGCGGCGAATGTAAAAAGATTTCTGTCACTCTTGACTTAGAGATAGATGAGATGCAGGCGGTTGTCGAAGCCTCTACAGGTAATACTATTATAGAGATAAGAGGTATTGCTTTCCACGATGGGACTAACAAGAACGGTTGGTCTATCAACGCTAGTGGTGCAAGACTTTTGGCAGACAGGATGATTGCTTCCGATGTGACACTAAATCACCCTGAAGCATCAGAACACGGTTCAGGCTTCACACGCAATATGGATGGTAGTGTTGATGAAGCAACCGTAGGATATATCAAGGGTGCGTCTTACCACCCCACAGGTAATGAAGGGTATCAAGTTAGATATGTGGCTTATATTGTAAGACACGAATTATTTGAGGCTCTTGAGTCCGGTCTATGGTCGAGAGAAGATTACGGAGTAAGCATTGGTGGGTCGGGTGTCCCCGTTCAAGCCGATGAAGACGGTATTATCTTTGGGGAGGACTTCACTTTCGACCACTTGGCTATCGTCCACAGGCCTGCATATCAAAAAGCGAATATAGAAAATGTTCGTAGAATAGAGAAACCTTCCGAAATCGAAGCAACGTTTATATGTCATTCGCAGCCTTCCGAGATTAGTAAGCAGACAATGGTGAGTGCAATGACAGACGAAATAGACAACACACTAGAAATGGAAAACGAAATAGAGGCTCTTAAGGCCGACCTCGTTCTCGCTTCGTCCCGTGTGGCTGAATTTGAATCCGCAGAAGCGGCTAGGGTTGAGTCAGATAGGATTGCTCTTGTAGAAAAGGCATCCGAGATGGGTATGACAGGACACGAAGACCTTAAGGCTGAGACTGTAGAGCGACTAATCGCATCTTGGGAAACCGCTCACCCCGAACCAACCCCCGTGGTTATGGAAGAGGTAATAAGTGAGGTTTCTGAGGAAGAGCCGGTTATCGCTTCATCTACCCCTAAGAGGGTTGTAGCCAACTACCTAAACGGTAGGATGGTTGAGTCCGATGAGGACATTTACGCTCGATGTTGGAACGCTTGGGCTAAGGCTTGGAATGGCACACTAGCCACAGACGAGAATGACCGAATGCGTGCGCCAACATTTGCAGAAAGAAAGGAGATGATTTGAAATGGCAGCACTAAATGAAACAAGGAATGCAA